GGGAGCAGGAAGTTTAGATAGTGCAGTTTCTTGAAGATATAAAACAACATTTTGCAAAGGAGTACCCAAGAGAAGGATGTGGTATTATTACTGTAAGTAAAGGAAAGAAAAAATGGATACCTTGTACAAATATTGCAGAAGAAAATAACCATTTTATAATTGATACTAAAGAGTATTTAAAAATTGCTAGAACTTCAGATATAATAGGAATAGTACATAGTCATCCTGATGAAAGTTCAGAGCCTAGCGAACTAGATATAAATAATTGCAATGCTTTAGGAAAAAAGTATTATATATTTAGTTATCCAGAGATGGATTTAACAGTAATAGAGCCAGAGAGAGATACTACTGATTTATACGGAAGAGAGTATGAATTCGGTGTTAATGATTGTTTTGAAGCAATGAGAGATTATTTAAGTACGAAAGGAATAGAGCTCCCTCCCAGAGCGATGTTTGTAGAAGATTATTGGGAAAAAGATATTGATTATTTTAATGATGAAACTATTTCGGAATGGAACCATAATCCCGTTCCTTTAGATAAAATTCAAGAAAATGATGTTTTAATTTTTAGAATTTTATCTAATATTAATAACCATTGCGGGGTTTATTTAGGTAATGAAGTATTTTACCACCATGCCGAGAATAGATTATCGTGCCGTGAAAGTTTATATCCAAAATGGAAAAAATGGCTGGTAGGAGCGTATAGATATGCAGCGTAGATTATATTTAGAAGGAGAAATTGGCGAAAAGTATGGGCACTCAATGGTGGTTCATGCAGAAAGTGTTAGAGATGCTCTAAGACTGGTGGAAGTAAATAATCCTGATTTTAAAGAATATATGATTAACTGTACTGAAAGAGGGGTGGATTTTGGTATTGAAATCGCTGGAGAAGAAATAGAGTATGAAGAAGAAATTCTTCTCCCTTTAACAAAAGGAGATATAACTATAACAGCAATTCCTGCAGGAGGCGGTGGCGGATTTAAAAAAGTTTTGACAGGTATTCTTATTGTAATGGCTGTAGCTTTCGCCCCGTATTTAGCAGCAGGAGGGGCTCAAGCAGGTCTAGCAGGCGCTTTTGCATATGTTGCCGGAGGAGGTTGGATAGCTGGTTTAGCCGCTACAGGATGGATGGGATTAGCAGTGGCCGCTGTAGGTGTTAGTATAGCAATGAGTGGCATGCAGGAAATGATGGCTCCTGACCCTTCAACAGATAATGATCAAGAATCATCTTATTTATTTAACGGAGCAGAGCAGAATTTAATTGAAGGAGACCCTGTTCCCGTATTATATGGTCGATTACAGGTACCCGGACAGCCTATTAATTTTGAAGTTACAAATGCACATAATGGTAATAAGTATTATACATATTCGTTTAATGGCTTATTTGGAGGGTTAACCCAGCAGGACGCAATACAATGAGTAGAGGTTCCATAAAAGCCATAGATAGACGTAGAACCGCAGATGAGAATGTTCTTATTGATCAGGTATCAACGGGTGCTACGTATCAAACCGTTTCTGTAACAGATATTATTTCTGAGGGGGAGATAGAAGGTTTAGTTGACGGAGGAAACAGTATTTATGTAAATGGAGATCCTCTTTTTGCAGAAGAGGAAGTAGGAACCGTTCCTCCCTCAACGGCAACCGCTTCAAGTACCACAACTTCTGGTAGTTTGACCACTGCCGTCAGTTTATCAGAAAGTATTACTAGTCAACAACCTTTAGATGTCGATGGCGGAAAAAGATTTTTAATAATCAAAAAAGCTGTAGAAACTACTGTTACGTTATCTAATGCGGAAGAAATTTCGATAAATAATGCAACCGCAAAACAAGGCTTTCAGGTAGATATGACCGCTCCTTCGGCTTTATTTAAGCCAGCTTATAAGCACGAGCCTTATTATGAAAGCTCCCTAATTAAATTAAAAGTTTTTAACAGAGAATCCGTCGTAGATCATGATGTTGAAGCAGTACTAGAAACAGCAGAAGGGGATTTACGTAGCTATATAGAGGTAACTGGAAGCTCTGATACTGCTACTGCGAAATTCATCTCCGGCATAGCACCAACAAATATGGATTATTCTGCAGAAACAGCAACAGGGAATACCCATACATTAACTCTAGACTTATGGTTAGAAATACACGCAGTTAGTGGGTCTACAATAACTTTAAAACAGGCTCCTCCTATTGCTTTTACTACGAAAAAGTTCGAAATTACAGAAATTCTTCAAAGAACAGACGAATATACTAAGAAAAATGACCAAGCTAGTTATCAATTTCGAACTGGTACCTTAAATCAAGCCCCTATGACCTATTTGAATGGAATAGGTTCATCTAGTGTTCCTCTTACTGTCCCTTCTGGTGCTCTTGAGAGAGGTACTTATACAAGTGCCACTGCTGGAAGTGTTACTTCAAAAACTATCACTACTGCTAATTTAACAGGCGCACAAGCTTCAGAAATCGATCAAGTTAGATTTCTCATACAGTATGGAAACGGCTTATATCAATACCATAAAGACAGGGGAGGAGACAGACATACTGGAGTAGGCTACAGAGTAGAAGTCGGTATTAAGAGGGGTGCTTCAGAAGATATGACATGGACAGTGTTGGGAGGAAACTTAAAAGCCGGCACTTTTAAACAATCAGATACAGCAGCCTTTGTCGGAGAAGATATTGTAGCTCATGGTGCTTTATTTAAAGGAGCTCTAAGTTACGAGTATACGATTGATTTACGTCCTTTTCAACCTTTTAGTGATTTTTCCGTAAGGATTACACGTTTAACTAATCATTGTGCTGCTGATGCATTCACAGATCCTCATTGGTGGAATGATAGTACAGAAGAAAAATTAGAAATAGCAGCATCACATTGGGATGGAGTAGTAGCTTCTCAAATTAGTTCAGCCACTGGTGTAATGCTGGAAAATCTTAATTTTCCTTATACTGCTATGTCAACAACTCGCTTTAGCTCCAAACAATTTCAGTCCGTACCTAAAAGAACTTATGATGTTAGAGGTATAAGAGTCCTTGTTCCTTCTAACTATGTTACTCGAGAAGAAAATACTGCCGAAACAACAAATCCCGGCCAAGTAGCCCTATATACTAGAAATACTAGTACTAAAGCTATCGAAACCACTCTTCAACCCTGGGATGGAGAATTTAGAAAGAATTTAAGTGGAGAAAAATACGAGAAAGTATATACTAATAATCCTGCTTGGGTCTTTTATGATATTTTAGTAAATGATAGATATGGATTAGGAGAGTGGTTAAAAAGTACCGATATTGATAAATATTCTCTTTATAAAATTGGAAGATACTGTGACGAACTAGTTAATGATGGAAAAGGGGGAAAAGAACCTCGCTTTACTGCTAACCTATATTTACAAAAAGCTACAGATGCCTATAAAGTTCTAAAAGATATGGCTACAATTTTTAGAGGTATGATATACTGGTTGGGTGGAGAAATAGTTCCTGTAATTGATGAAAAGAAGTATCCTGTTTATAACTTCTCAAAAGCAAATGTCATAAATGGGGAGTTCAGCTATGAAAGTTCAGGAAGTAAAACCAGAGCCAATCAATATATTGTTAGCTGGAATAATCCTGATGCAAACTATAAATTGGAACCTATAATTGTTGAGGATCGAGCCAATATTATTACTTCGGGTAAAGTAGTTTCAGAAAAAGCAGTTGCTTTTGGTTGTACTTCCGAGGGTCAAGCAATACGGTACGGAAGATGGAAATTATGGACAGCGGTTAATCAAACAGAAGTTATTGGATTTAAGACTGCAATTAATGCAGGATTTTTACAGCCTGGAGATATTATTAATGTTCAGGATGCGGACGAATTCGATATTCCTTTTAGTGGACGAGTAAGTTCTTACTCAGAAACAGGATCTTACACAGTAACTTTAGATAGAGATATTGATGCAAACTTAATTTCTTCAGGATATACGTATACAATAGCAATAGTTATTCCTAAAAAAGCAGCAATTCTTAACCAAGATAGTGCTACTATTGGAACTGTTGCTTATACTAGAGGGGATATCGTTTCTCAGGCTAGATTAACTCATGGAGGAAGCCAAGCAACAATAGTTGTAACTAGTGACGCCACTACTAATCTAAATGTAAATAATGCTTTAGATGATTCTAATGAAGTATTATCTTTAGTTTTGCAAGAATCCACTGTTGTTCAAGAAAGAAGTTTAACAGGCTCTACTACAATTAATAGTGTGGATTATACTTTCCCTGCTTCCGCTGTTGATGGGAAAACTACTGTTCAGATAACAGAAGCACTAGAAGAAGATGCAATGACGCATTTACCTGATGCAATTTGGGTAATAAAACAAACGGATACAGCTGCTCAGCGTCTAACAATGACTTCTCCAAAAGAATACAAAATTTTAGGAATTAGAGAGAATGAGGGTGGTGAGTTTGAGATAAATGCTGTAGAACACTATAATGAAAAATTCGATGATATAGAAGGTGATTTTAATACTGCTGTAGACGATCCAGTATACCCACCAGAGCCCGATGCTTCTCCGCCTGCCCCAAATAATGTTATTATAATGAGAACTCCCTGGTTTTGGAGAAATAAAGAAGAAGTACAGGTACGATGGGAGCCTCCAACAGCATATGAGTATTTAAAAGGGTACGAAGTTACACATAACTTCAATGCAGATAGAGAAATAGAAACCTTCTTTGCTTCTCCTTCTCAAATTAAAAAGAGATTTTTAGACTTACCTGATGCAGAATATGAAGTTGCTGTACGAACAATTAGTACTTTTAACAAGCGTTCTAAACCTGCTATTGCAAAAGTTAGTTTAAAAGATGTGTTTAGTGGGGAAAGAGTTCATGGCGGTATTCGTAAAGGAGGTCTTTGTACTACTACTATCGAGCAAGAATCTGACGGTTCAGGAAAAGTATTTTTTGCTAAACCATCCTATCAGATTGGTCCTCATAAAGACGACGTTGCTGATGAAAATTTATTATTATTTCAAGAAAATGATTCCACTAATCCTAAATCATTAAGTATTGATTGCTCCGCTTTATCAGGTGCAAATAGTACTGCTTGGGCAGGAAATAAAGTTGCTGCAGGTACTCACGCAGGAACTCCTTTTGCTTATATATTTTATGATTTTTCTGAAACATCCTCGGCACCGTCTAACAATGCAAATGAAAATGACCCAATTAAATTAATATCTTGGAAGAATGAGACTGGTGCAACAAGAAATGGTAATTTATTCTACTGGTACGATGCAGATGCATATCGTACTAGTGCTTCTAGCATATGGACACAAATTTCGGGAACAGTAGAAATAGCTAATGGAAGCAATAAAGTAATTGGTACTAATACTACCTTTACACAGTTAGATTTCCAAAATATTTTTTATCTTTCCAGCACGCAGGCAGGAAGAATTTCTTATATTGAAAGTGATACAGTATTATACTTAGATAGAAATGTTAGTACTGCAATTTCAGCGGGGTCTAGTGCGTATGTTGATGCTTTAGGTATTGATTATGAAAATGATTTTATAATAGGTACTATTCACTATACTGCTGGAAGTCCTGGTGTTTATACTTTAAAGTCTTTTCTACAAACTATGCAGCCTGTTCAAACTAGAGGCTTGATAGTAACTTCTAATTCTCCTACCCTGAGTTATAACGCTTCGGAACAATTAAATACTACGTGGGGGACTGAAGGACTAAATCTTACTATACAAGCGCTTAATTTTAGTAATCCAGAAATACAAATAACAGGTTCGGGGTTTACTCAGACAAATCTAGATGCGGAAAATACTTGGACAGCATCAGATTATAGAGCCAATGTCAAAGTTCATAGTGTAGCTAGCACAACGACCCCTTTGGTTACTTTTGCAGGCGGTGCATTAGATTTCATAGTAACCGCACGCGAAAAAGAAGATCATGGTATTAATAGACAAATTACTCATACTATTTCTAAAACTAAGGATTCGGCAGCAGAGGACAGTGCAGGAATAGTTTCCCAAGCTACGAATCTTTCGCATACCTTCTTTATAGATTCTTCTGGGTCTGTAACTAATAATTTTGAATCTTTCTTTGATACATACAGGGATGGGGTTAAATTAATTTATGCAAGTTCTGGTACTACAGCTAATACTTATAATTTAACAGCAGTTGCTGGAGGAGGTGCGGCTCATGCAAATGGTTCTAATACAGCTCAAGTCTCTTCAGAAGATAGAGATCCAACAGGAGGAGTAGATACCCAAGCCAAAGTAACATTAGATACAGCTACTTCCGAAATTATACAGACAGATAGTGTTCTAACTGGCTCAATAACTGTTACTATTACAGATAATGCAGATAGTGATGCAATTTTAGCAGTACATACAATTCGACTATATAAAGTATCGATGCCAACTAGGGTAGGTTCTACACTTACAATAACTAGTTCAACATATGCGGAAAACTGGGCGAGTGGTAACTTTAATACAACAACTGCCAGAGCGATTGCTGACCTCGTAATAGCTCATCCTGATACGGTTCCTGATGGTACCTCGAATGTAAAACGCATAGTACCTAATGATAG